ATTGATCAATTGTGCCGCTTGGATCGACGCTACATCAGTCAAGACAGTGTCAGCAAACTGAGTTTGAGTTTCTGCGACATTCGCTTGGGATGCACCACCCGTAACACTGACCGCTGTGAAGACGTTTGTGCCTCCCGGTGTCGTGTGCGTGATAGTGATCGTCCTAGCGATCGGATCTGAAACCGCAGTAACGACCGTGCCTTCGCCTTGAATTGCAGTAGCATGGGCCGCTAGAGTTGTCGCATGATCCGACGCAAATACTGTTGCGATCGGTGTGCCACCATCGACGGTTGTGTTGTAGGTGTTTGATGCGATCAGATCAGCGTCCAGAGTCAATACTTTGATACTGGGAAGATCGCGGCCCTTCTTTGTAACGTAGAGGATCGTCGGCCTAATCTCCTGCCCGAAATACTTAGACGCAAACAGTTGGCTATCGGCGCCCGACAGTGTGTCTTGAGTAACTTCAGTAGCAGAGGAATAGCTCTTGATTCGCTCCGAGAAAACGGCCTGGTTCGAGAGAAAGTTCCCCGCACCGAAGCCCACCTGAGTAACGGCAGTAGTCTGTCGACTGATCTGCACGTTAACAATTGAATTGATAGCTGACATTTTAGAACACTCCTTCCAATCATAACTTCGGTTATGGGATTGTTACTGTATCATCAACGGAAACTTGTGTATTGCCCTCCTGGTCCTTCACATCTCCCGTATATTCGACTGTCTCAATCTTGCCTTGATCTTCATCTTGAATTGCAGTTGCTCCCATGAGCATGTCGAGCTGTGAACGCTCTTCCCAACCTGTTTCGAGCTGGGCGGATATATCAGCAACCAACGGTATGCCCCACACAGCAATGTTTCCAAGCTGGAATAACTGCTGCACAGCCTGAAGTTCAGTTGAGTCGCAGAGGTCGGCCATGATCTGTTTCGACCCTTCACCATACGACTTGATGCTTACAGTGATGGTCCTGGGTCCACTGATTCGAAATGTCGCATTCGTCTCATGCGTAATATTATCTCGACTCCCGACCTTTCCCGGACCCGTTAAGATGCTGTAACTGATGTACGGTGGCTTCGGACGGTCAATGTTTGGACGGTCCTCGATGATCCGATTTTTATCGACAAGGTTCTGGCTTGCAATCCAATCGAAGATCGTGCCCAGAAATCCCGTAAGATCAATTGCGGTCGACATCTATCTTGACCCCCCTTGCCTTGCGGTATGATCCCCAGTCTTCAACGACCTGGACTTCGTACTCGGTTCCCATTCGCACCATCACATCGTTTTCCTTAACGGCGAATGGTGTATAGATCCAAAGGTGCTGCCGATTGCGATCACCCTCTGGTAACTGCAACTGCTCCTTGCCAGTCAATGGTTGGACGCTGGCCTTCTCGCAGTCGAATTCGACGAAGCTTTTTGACTCAACATATTTTCCACGACGATACACGCCGAGTGCTTTTCTTTTGAATAGAACACGCTCACCATCCTCGATCAATTGACAATCGTCTTCGAGATCGATCAGTAATCCTGATGCTGAGTTTCGTTCGGTCATCCTACGCCCTTCTTAATCACAGTCTCGAAAGCTATCGACCTGTGCAGCTCACGGCTGTCCACTAGAGGGTTATTGAACCCTTTCGCTTCGATTGTACTCGGTGCATTGGCAGGATCGTTTAGCTTTAATATTCGCTGTTGAATCAAGGTCTGGATTTTAAAGCCCAATTTATCCAGGGCCTTCTTGGTGTCGGTCTTACCTTCCACGATCTGTCGAAATAGCTTCGCAGTAAGCTGTTCCAACTCACGACGGTTGTCATCGATGGTAGATCGGATGAAGGATCTCTCCGGTGCGTTGAGTGTTCCGAACTCATTGAAGAACGCAACCTCGGCGACCGTCAATAGACCGTCCGACGATGTGTGCTCACCAGCCTCCTCAAAAACTCCGATTTCTACAAAGGAAGTGTTGGCGGTTTTCGCCTCTTGGATGATCCGAATGGCCCCCAAGTCTTTGTCAGTCGTTTTATTTACCTTTGGCACCGATCCCCCTTAGTTGTTTGAAGAGCGATCGTCGATATCTTCGTCGGTGATTTCAGTCCTGCGTGGATTGTCTTGCATGTGCTTGGTAAAGACTGGCTTGACTCTGTCATCGTCTTGGATGTTGGAGAGCTTGTCGCCTACGGAAATCCCACCTGCATAAGGAACTCCGTTTCTGTTAGAGGCCGATCGTAGACTCTTTGCCAAGTCGAGGAAAGCCTTCGCTCGCTGAGAGAAACTTTTCGAGACAGAACCGACGGTTTCGTCGGACTGCCTGGAAAATTTTGCTGCGAGAGCCCTAGCACCTGCGATAGATGCTTGAGAGGCGCTACCGTGGACCGTGACAAGATGCTGGATTTCTTTATCGAGCAACAACGGCCGATCGACATCAGTGTCCCCAATAGTGAACCGGACAAAGTCCTTATCATTCTGGGATGGATCACCGCTGTACGACCAACCAGTTTTTTTCTTATCCTCAGCCATCCGATGCGTGGTACCTCTCATGGACTTTCATTGAACGACTAGACGCGAACGTCCGATCGCATTGCGGGCAGCTTACAGATCCACCCTTAGCTTTTACGGTCTTGGACTTTTTGCGTTTTGCGGCTTTCTTTTTGGCCGGCGATTTCTTCTTGGCGACCTTCTTTGGATCGACGGTCACACCTTTCGGAAGAGTCAAAACCTTTGCCTTCTTGTCACCCGGAAGATCGACTGGCTTCGTTGCAGAAATCCAATCGATGTTCTTGAGTGATTTGAATGTTGGCCAGGTAGTAACTTTGGGGACGAGATCGCCGTAGACATAATCAACGACTCCCCCATCCCCATCGGGACCTCTGAAATTCCGCAAACAATAATAATCTTCTGCTGCACTCAAATCTCGGTTCTCCTTCCAGAAGTTATTACGTCAATGTGTTCAAGAAGAACACGCCCAACTCAGCAGCGATCTGTTTCATGTCGATCGCCATGTCACCCTCGACACGATCTGACTCCAGGTGATTCATTCGGAACTTCTTCATTCGAGTACCGGCCTGGGTCGCGCCCAAGTATCCAGTCCAAGAGAAGGTGTATCCGGCTGAAGGAATCATGATGCCAGGATTTGGAGCCGCGTAGACCAATAGGGCATTGTTGCCATAAAGGAATGAGAAAGAACCAGTGGCTCCTTCCGTCGCGGTGTTCTCGGTTGCATTTGCAACGAGATACTTGTCCACGCCGAACAAGCTTGCGAGCAGGTCGACCGTTAGGATCGCCTTCTGCACATACTTGATCCGATCGCGGATGTCCGGGTGATTCTTGAGGGCACGGTGAGTGCCTGGGCCAACTACTAGAACGTTTGGACGGAAGCCAGTCTTTTCCTTGACGGCGTCCTGCTGCGCATCAACGTCCTCGATCGGAGTTGAAGATGCAACGTCCCACTTCGTTCCTGGGGTGATGTCACCACCAGTAGTTGATCCAGTCCAAATGCTGGTTGTGAAATACGCTGCGGTGAAGATCTTCTCCTTGCGAAGTAAAAGCTTCTGCGTGACGTACATGGTAGCATCACGGTCCGCATCCAAAGGCTGATCGGTGTTGGCACGAGTTTGATCATCCACGTCCTTGTGCAACGCCCAAATGTCAGCGTTGTAGTTTGGAGTGTTGTCAACCTCGAAACCAGTACCGGCAGACTCTGTGCCTGGGGCGCGCTTCTCGGCTTCATCTTTGAACCAGAAATCTTTGTCATAAACAAAGTACCGATCCGACTTCTTGGTAACTGGGACGTTCGGGAAAACTCGATCCGCGATGAAGTCCTCTGCCGCCTGGATAAAGGCGATCGAGATATTCGTCAGGGGTCGATTGACATGAACGTCACTTAGCGTAGGTTGTGGCATTTAATACTCCTATTCTAATGCCGCTTAAGCCAATCGGCCTGGACGAGTTATCGATACAGAAACAACGTCGCCATCGGCTCCAGATGCTTCCAACAAACGGCCAATGATGTACTCGGTAGTCGCTGCGGCTTTCGCCTTGCCAGCTGCATCGCAAGATACCAACGCACCTTTAGCAAGTGCGGCAGATGCTACGATCTTCGAGACACCAGTAACCTGCTGATGTCATGGTTACTGGTGTCTCGAAGATCGTAGCATCT